ACGACCATTTATCAAGACAAGGTAAGACTTCAGCTCCAGTACATCGACCGAAAGGTATACGTTGAGGCAACTTGCTTGCCAGACACCATCCGGGTAACGCAGACCAAGATCCTCACGAAGGAGCGAAAGCAGAGGGGATGGACTCTGGAGGGAGGGCTTACGATGCTCGGGCTTATTTTGCTGGGTGCTTACATCGTTAAGCGTTGGATAGACAGACTGACGTAGTAATTATACGCCTTAAGGGGCATTACATCCGTTTTAAGAGACTTTATATGTAAATGGGTATAGTTCTATACCTTGATGCATTTGAAGCCCGCAAATCAAAGATTCTATTCTTTTTCTTTATTTAGTTTCTTTTTCTTTTAAGTTAGTTGGCAAGTTGTAAGTTGACTAACTACTAACTTAAGTTAACTTGTAAGTTGATTAAGTTAACTAACTAACTTAACTTGTATAAAAAAAGAAATAAAAATGAGATACGCAACTTTTGTTAATAAATAATTCTATGAATGACCATATTTTTATTTACTGGGACGATGTACCTTTGACCAATGACACCAAAGTACTACATCGGCAAGACGTTGAAGATCGAGGCAAAGGATGTTGTAATGGACTTCCAACCGGACAATTATAATCTGGGTACGGCTCTTACCTACCTAATGAGAGCGGGCAAGAAGCCTCACAACCCTATCTGTGACGATATCCGGAAGGCTATTGCTCACCTTGAATTTGAACTTGAACGACAGAATGAGCAACGACCAACAAGCGAAGGAAGCCAAACAACAACAGCTAAGTATGCAGTACTATACTAACCCTGCTAAAAGACGGAAGATAGACTTCATCCTTGAGGAATGCGCTACGCTGATGTCTAACTGCGAAGCTTCATACAACGCTCGCCAACAGGCGAAGTACAAAGAACAGGAGCTGCTTGGTGAGATCGCTAAGATCGACCTGCATTTTGCAATTCAATGCGGCTATCTGATACCCGACAACTGAAAACGTACAAGGTCGTAGTCGGCAAAGTGCCAAGCCTCAATGCATTTTATGCATCTAAGCATTGGACAGTCCGAGCAAAGTCAAAGACTAAACATTGCCAAGAGGTTACGCTTCAACTTGCCGAGTATGATCTGGAGCAGATAACGGATGTACATATCCTCTGCCGGGTGAATTACCGATACGATATCGACAATGCAATAATGGCGGTTAAGTTTGCTCTGGATGCATTTAAGACTTGGGGTGGAGTAAAAGATGACTCACGAGCCTATGTCCAGTCGCTGAAGATGGTTCACGACAAAACAATTACAAAAGACACGGCAGAAATTACCTTCACGGGTATGGTTGTATCGGAATAGTTTTGTATATTTGTATAACTTAAAACCAATCAGTTATGACTTTATCCTTCAGTTCAGACGTTTACACCGAGATGGTGCAAGTGCAACAAGCACAAATCCAAGCACTTCAAAACAAGATACAAGAGCTTCAAGCTCGTATTGATGTTCTGGAGCAGCAATCAATTTTATTTATCTAAAACCAATCTATTATGTCAAAAATTATTTCAATCACCCCGACAGGACAATGGCAGGATCTCTTCAAACTCGAAGTACGCTTCGACAATGGCGACTTCGGTACTGCCTTTGCTAAATCCCAAACCCCTCCCTACTCAGTAGGCGAAGAGGTGGAGTATACCAAGAATGAGAAAGGCACGGTAAAAATCCAACGTGCTAATGCTTTTGGCGGTGGTGGAGGCTATAACCAATCAGCTCCATCTGCGCCTAAAAATAACGATGAGCGCTCACTTTCAATTATCCGACAGGTTGCTTTGAAAGCAGCAGTCGAGTATGCCTGTGCTGCGCAACACGATGTGAACACGATTCTCGCTAATGCAGAGACGTTTAACGCTTGGATGTCCGGTCAGAGTGCGGCCCCTGCCTCACATACTGAGCACTTCGCAAATCGTAACGACCCTTTCTGATTGGTTTTTTAATGGCCGTTACGTGAAGCCCCTCTACGGAGGGGTTTTTTTATGTCAATTATTTTTCTATATTTGTAAACCAATCAGAATAAATGATACATCCAGACTTACTAAGTAACGAATCTTCGTTACCATACCTCCAGAGAGCCCTCAAAGGCAAATACTATGACACCGGAAAGCTCGGAGTCTATGAAGTAGATCAGTACTTACGACTCAAAGATGGGGAGTTCGTAGTCGTGGTCGGCCACGCTAACGTGGGCAAGACACACACCCTGCTTTACCTTATGCTGCTTCAGTCGTATAACTTTGGCAAGAAGTGGCTGATCTATTCCGCAGAGAACGAAGTGCCAAGCCTCAAGCGAAAGCTTATAGAGTTCCTCGTGTGCAAACCTATCCAAGGAATCGATGAGGGGATAATGTTCCGGAAGTTGGATTTTATAAACGAGTACTTTCAGTTCATAGACGGCAACAGGCTATTCACCGCCTTCGAACTTCTGGAGGTGATGGACTCTATTAAGAACGAATGGAACTATACCGGATGCCTTATCGATCCTTACAACTCCTTATCCACGGATCAAAAGAAACTCGGCAAGACTGGGATGCACGAATACCACTATGAGGTCGCATCTGCGCTCCGGGTATTCGCTCACAAGAATAATGTAACGACAATCGTTAACGCTCACCCAGTTACCGAAGCGATGCGGAAGACCTTTTACAAAGGGCATAAGTATGAGGGGATGGCGATGCCTCCGAATACTTCGGACATAGAAGGTGGGGGCAAGTGGGGCAACCGCAGCGACTGCGTAATCGTGATTCACCGGTTCGCTGCTCACGAGACAGACTGGATTTATACCCACATCCACGTGAGGAAGGTCAAGGAGATGGAGTCCGGAGGGAGGATCACGCCACTCGAAACTCCCTTAATCTTGCAGAGCGTTTTGGGCAACGTGGGCTTTATCATAAATGGACGTAACTTGCTGCCGATTAAATTAGATGAAACACCTGCGAGCGATGTACCCTTCTGATGACTCCCACGACCTTTACATAAGGGAGAAGCAGTTGATGCTTGCCGGTACTGCGATGTGGTTAGCTAAGCAAGCAGCAGACAAAGCAAACGGAAGAGAAGTACAAGATGACCTGCTCCACCACGTTATGAGCTGCCATTATGCAGACCTACTCCTGCAGCAGTTTATCGACTACCGCCAGTTCACGGAGGGGAAGATGAACGAGATGTACTTGGCGAACTCAAAGCTCCGGGTCGATAGTGAGCAAATGATATATGAGATCCAGAGGCTGCAGGGCATAATAGAGGATCAGTTGTGAAACAGATACTCAGTCCGTTCCAGAAATACGAATGCTTTGCAGTCGATGGGGTGGACTATCTGGTAACCGATTATACAATAATCCAAGACAAGGATGACAATTTAGTGGAATGGGCAAGCGAAATAAAGTTCAAAAGACTTTCGGATCACAAGCACTACACTATGCCAATTACCAAAATAATAACCAATCACAAAGAGGGCAGGGCTAAACACTGCAAATGCAAATGAGACCATTCGAAATACGCCAACTAAAAGTATCTAAAGAGCAATACTATGCACGTCTGGGATTCCAAGACAACGGAAGCCGAGCGCATAAGGAGAGCACCGCCCGTGCAGCATTCGTTTCAGCATTCCGGAGCCACGCAAGCCTCCACGAATTAGGAGAGGCCATAAACAAAGACCATAGCAGCGTAGCCTATGCCGTGAGGATGCACCAATCACGCTTAATCTACGGAGACTATCAGCACTATTACAATGTTGCCTGCTGCGTTTTGAACGAGAACCCTATGGCAACAATTGACAAGCCCGACTTTGAAGGGCTGATGCAGGAACTAAATAAACTCAATGAGGTCGTAGTAGAGTTATCTAAGTACAAAGAACTATACTTAACCTTAAAGAAAACATTTGATGAGTTTTAACGTAAACATTTGGCCGATCACTGGATTATTACTTGGAGTAAACTATGCCTCGACCACGGATATGGATGGCGATGATTTACAGCACGAGCTGCAGTTTGCATTGTTTGTTATAATCATTGAGTTTGTCTGGTGATCGCAGCCTTTTACATAGAGAACCGCTACAAGTTAGCGAACTTTATTAAAGGCTATGCTGGCGATTTTGAGCTGGCAGAGGATGTGGTGCAGGAAGTATTTTTACGGCTCCTGCTTCTGGAGGCAGATGGCAAGACTCACTTTGCACAAGATGGGAAGGTGAACTTTTTTTTCGTTTACCGGGCTTGCGTTAATCTGTGCATCAAACTATCCACGGCAAAAAAGAAATTCCAGAAGATCAGCTTCGGGGATATCACGGAACTCGATGAATGGCTGCAAGCAACAGACGAGCAATACCCCTACGAATTGGATGCCCGGTATGAGGAATTACTCACTACCTTAAACGATCAAGTCGAGACCCTGCGATGGTATGATAAGGAAGTACTAAAACTAAGCCTTGAGCATTCCGTGAGCAGCCTCGCCCGTGGCACCACTATATCCAGAGACTCACTCCGCAACACCTTAAAAATAGCAAAAGATGAAATCAAGCAACGAACAGAGCCCAGCTACAAAGCGTGGAAGGAAGCCGAAGGGCTTGGGTGACGTAGTGGAATCAATCACTACCGCTACGGGAATCAAAGCTGCGGTCGATTGGTTCAGCGAAGCCACGGGGGTGGACTGCGGATGCGATGCACGTAAGGCAAAGCTCAATAAAATGTTCCCGATTAACAATCCGGAGTGCTTGACTAAGGAAGAGTACGATCTTATCGGATCCTTTATCGGAACAAATCAGCTTACGCACGTTCAAAGGGTACGCATAGCAGAAATCCACGCACGGGTCTTTAGGCATAAATATGATCTGCCCTGCACCTGCAGTCCCAGACTATGGGCTAAATGGATCAAGAACCTCACCGACCTACATACGGCTTATGAAGTATAACGCCCGGAAGTTTGTCCAAGCATCCTACGATCGTAACGATGACTGGGGCAAAGAGGTCGTTATGAGATGGCTTACCTCCCACGGCAATAGGTTCACGATAGTGGACAAGGTGATCGAGGATTACAAGGTTGACATAGTTGCTTATGATAGCAAAGCGGATAAGCAGGTAGGGTTCGAGGTAGAGGTAAAGCACAAATACCCGTTCTCAGATGCGGAGTC